CTGGATTAAGGTAATCTATCTTAAGATACTTATCTTTAGTATCTGCAGACTTACGAGTATTATATTTAATATACTTAAGATCTATAATATTTTCAGGAAGTTTCATATGAGTAGGTCTAGAACTAGTACCACTAGATTCTAATTGAAATAGCTCATACAAGAAATCATAGTCTCTACCATCTATAATATTATAGTACGTAGTTTTAATTATTTGTGCTACTTGTAATGATTCTACACTGTCGTTAATAGAGTTGACTTCATCTGAATCCATATCAGATAGTATGTCTTGTGTCATTTCAAGTAGTGTCATTTTAGCCATAGTTTAATCCTAGTCTAAGAAAAGAACAGTTAAGCCTGCTTCTATAGGAGTAAAGTTAGTACCTGAAGATGTACCATCTCCACCTGCATAAATAGATAATGTTTGATTAGCAGTAGCAGTTACTAGTCCTGTTGAAGATATAACAATCTTATCAGCACCATTAGTAGGTTTGGATACAGCTACTTCTCTAGAAGAAACCGATCCATCTAAAGCATATTTAAAATGATAAGAAGATCCTGAAGAAATTGCTGCTGTTGATAAAGTTATCCAAAATGATATATAGTAATGTCCTGCATATAGTAAATCTATTTCACCATTAGCAGCATCTACAGTAAGATGATCTTCATTACCTGAAGCTGTCCATTCACCTGATGGATTTAGTTTAGTAAAAGCAGAAGCTGCTGCCAATGTATGAGCAGTTGTACCTCCACTAATATAGATTTCAGCGTGAGCTTTTCCTGGTGCATATTTCCAGTCACCTGATGAAGCTCCGTCTGCTACATAAACTTTATCTGCAGTAGCTGCAGCTATACCTTTAGGTTCATGTATGTCTGGATCTGTAATTGCGTTGTGTTGTACTGTCATTTGTTTATCCTAAATAATAGGGGGGACCGAAGTCCCCTACCTAATTAAGCTTTCGTATATTCTACGATAAGTCTACCTGCACCTGCAGTTAAGTCAGCTACGTTAGGAGCAATAACAACTTCACCTGCTACTGCACCAATAGATTTACCAACTAAAGCACCTGTGCCATCAACAACTGTACCAACGTCTGCTGCATCTTCAATAGCTGTGTCAACTAAGTTGACTGCTGTTAAAAGACCATCAGCATCAATAACGTTGCCATCTTTGTCATTAAGACCTACTAATAAATCAGTAGTTCCTGAAGTAGAAGTCCATGGAGAATCTACAATAAATTTAGCAGAAAGAATTCTAGCATTAGCAGGAATAGAATATTCCAATGCAGAAGTACTTTCGCCTGGTAGATCGTCATATGTAAACTCCCACTCTACTGTTTTAACAGAAGTTTTAGTTCCATATTCACCACCATATTTTTTAGTAGTTTCTCTAGCACCATAGTGGTTAGTTACACCACGTTTTGCATCAATTTCATAACTCATTGTTTCGTCTCCCTATTAATATGTAGCTTCGTCAGTTAAAATAACACCAAGTGTATCTACACGTTGAGCACCGAAACCAAAGCGAGAAGTAACTTGATACTTGTCAGCTCTTTCTTCTTGATCTCTCCAACCTTCTGTTTTAGGAGCACGTCTCCATGCGTGCATGATAGGCTTGCAAGAGTCATCAGCAACACACATAAATACGTTAGCCTTGTCACCAACTTCAGCAGTATCATTAGCTAAGCCATAAGCAGCACCATTGATAGCTTCTGTAGCTGTTAGTGATGGTAAGAAGTTAGAAGTGTAGATGTCGAAACCAAAGATGTTTCTTACAAACTTATGGTCACGAGCAAAACCTTCTGTTACGATACCTTCGAACATTGGGTTGTTTGATACGTTTACTAAGTTTTGTAAGCTGTTTAATGTAGCTTCAACAACTGGGTCTACAATAGCGATACGACCACCTGAAGGAACATTAGCTTTATCAAATGCTAATTTCATAGCGATGATGTCATCTAATGTGATGTTACGAGAAGTACCTGAAGCACCACCTGCAACCCAACGATGTGGACGACCATTTACTAAGTTAGCGTTAGCAGCAGTGTGAGCACTGTTAGCAGCAGCTAAGAATTTAGTTTCATGGTTTTCACCTAATGCACGAGTAGATTCCATAGCACGCATAGCCATGAGTGTATCTACTTGAGAACCATCTTCACGAAGGTCATCAGAAACTTTCCAAGCATCACCGATATAATCAGTAATAGCAAGTGTTAAGTTACCTGTGTCGATTGGTGAGAAGTTAAGAGGAGTATCCTCAGCAGCATCTTGAAGAGTTACTGTACCTACTGTTTTAATGTTTAAAGTTGTACCTGAACCGAAGTCTGTTACATCCCTCCACATACCTTCTGGTAGTAAGTAGTCATGTAAGTTCTCAAGAATAAACTGTGAATACTGTTGAGCTTCAATAAAAGCTGTAGTATTGCTTGTTAATTGAGACATAATTTTTCCTTATTATAGTTGTGATTTAACCTTGTCGCCTGCAGCTCTCCAAGCAGCTAACATATCTTTAGTAGAAGCACCTTTAGGTACTCTAGCTGAAAGCTCTGTAGGCTTAGTTGTATTTAAAGCTTCTGTATTAACAGTACTTGATGTTTTACCTACTGGTGTAGATTTAGCATCTAGTCCTGATAGCTTTAATACAACATTTGGTGATGTTGCAGCAAGATTATTCAATTGTTCTACAGTTAATCCTGCATCTTGAGCAATCTTGTTATAAACTTCTTCAGCTTTAGTTCCATACTGTTCAGTAAACTTATTAGCTACAGAACTAGCATTTTGCTGAGCTTTAGATTGTTTTTCACGTTGCTCAATAGTTTGATTAACTAAACTCATAATTGTATCTTGATCGAACTCAGCGTTCTGAGGGGTAGCCTCAAGTGGTTGAGTGCCAGACTTTAATTCATCGAGTAACTCTTCTGCAGTTTTACGTCTAGTTAATTCCTCTTTCATTTGAGCAAGTTCTTCCTCTAGGGTTTTGATATGCTCTTGTGCATGAGGAACTGAT